GATTACTCCACGTTTAATGTGATTGACATTACAGAAATGCCCTGGAAGCAAGTAGCTAAATATAGGTCGAATACAATATCTCCTCTTCTTCTCCCAAACATAATTCATCAAGTTGCAACAGCATACAATAATGCAACAGTTTTAATTGAATCGAATGGTCCTGGGGGTGAAGTTTGCAATATACTCCATTATGATTTGGAATATGAACACACAGTTAACGAATCTGGTGTTCAATCAAAATTAGGAATCAAAATGACTAAGCGAGTTAAAGCGGTAGGTTGTTCTAATTTTAAAGACCTTGTAGAAGAAAATAAACTAATCATTAATGATTTAGAGACAATATCTGAGATATCTCAATTTATCGTTAAAGGAAAAAGTTGGCAAGCCGAAGCAGGTAGTAATGATGATCTAGTAATGAGTTTAGTTATGTTTTCTTGGTTCTCTTCCCAAGAACTATTCAAAGAATTAAACAATATAGATTTGAGAAACAAATTATATAATAGCGAAATGAAGCAAATAGAAGAGGACCTGACTCCATTCGGGTTCATCGAGACTGGTATGGAAGACTCAGAAAAATATGTCGTAGAAAATGGAGAAATATGGCAAATCTACAATTAGCTTATGTCAATAAATAAAACTATAAACAGACATTGGAGAGATTGGGCTGGATTGATATATTTGTTTATATGTTTGGTTGATTTTTTTATTGCTCCTTTAATATGGAATTTAAAAATGGAAGAACATTGCAATGATATAGTTCGATATCCAGTAGGAGTGAAATGTGATGTTACTAGATGGGAACCTCTTACTCTAGGAGCCGGAGCAATGTTTCATTTATCATTTGGGGCTATATTAGGTGCCACTGCTTGGAAAAAGAAAGATGAACTGGAAATTCATAATAATAATAATAACGATTCTGCTGTTTAGTAGTTGTGCAAAGCACAACAAAGATGACACAACACATAATGATTTGGGTAGTGGTGATAAGTCAAATTTACCAGTCACTCTAGCCTCTCTTATTGAACACGCAGAATATTGCAAAGCTATTTACGATAGTGGTGGTGATCAAAAGGATGAAGTTGCGTTTGAAGTGAAACAAGATAAGGGAATAACAATAATAATTATTAGGGGTACCGCAAATGATGCAAATGTACTTTCTGATATTGATGTGAGGTTAGTAAGTGATGTTCGTCTAGGAATCCGTTTACATAAAGGATTTAGAGATGCTTCTACAACCATTATGCAAATTTTAGATAATGAACATACTCTTGAACAGACAGTACACGTTACCGGCCACAGTTTAGGCGGTGCTGTTGCACAAATAATAGGAATGTGGCTTCACAAAAGAGGAAAAAATGTTCAAATTTACTCTTACGGATCGCCAAAAGTCTCTGATCAAGTTTTGTCTGGTGGACAACCCACTCATTGGCGCGTGGTTCGCCGTAGCGATCCTATCCCTTTTACTCCTCCTTGGCCTTATGCACATACAGGCCTTTTTATAGATAGTCAAGATTTGGATTGGGGTCCAGATAATGACAATGGTTTGATTTCTAAAACGGATGGTTTAACTCACGCCATAGCAAAATATGTGGAAACATTGAAGTTGATGAGATAGAGAAAATTATAAATAGTTACAATGGATGAAGAAGATGTTCTTCTTCATACCTCATCGAAATTATCGCATAATAATTCAATAACGGTAGAACGATTGGGGTAAAGCCATAATTGAACATTTATTTTATATAGGAGAAAAACGATGGGATTTCAATTAAGCCCAGGCGTTCAGACAAAAGAAATTGATTTGTCTACGTCAATACCTGCGGTTGCTACTTCTTTAGGTGGTACAGTTGGTCGTTTTACTTGGGGACCTGCATTTGAACCTTATCTATGCACCTCAGAAGCCGACCTTGTATCTGTCTTTGGAAAACCAACCAACGATACCTTTCCAGCGTTTCTTTCTTCTGCCTCTTTCTTGAAGTACACTAATAGTCTTCAAGTAGTTCGGGTCGTTGATTCTGGTGCGATGAATGCCGCACCTTCTGGTAACGTAACTCAAATCACAGGCGAAGAAGATTTTGAAACACAACTGGATTCCGGTACTTTGACAGAAGGCTTTTATGCTCGATATCCTGGTACATACGGAAATGGCATTACTGTAGAAACACATTCCGGCGACGGAACTTGGAGTGCTTGGCAATATAGCGGTGCATTTGATGTACAGCCCGATTCAAGTAACAACGAAATGGCAATAGTCGTAGTAGTTGATACCGAAATTGTAGAAAGTTATCTTGTAGGTTTAGCACAAGGTGACAAAAATAGCGACGGTGGAAACATCTGGGCTATGGATACTCTTAATCAGATGTCCAAATTAATTTGGATTAACACAGCAAACGTAACTAATTCGGGTGCTGGTTCAATCACTTTCACTGGAGGACTCGCAGTTTCGGCTGGAGTTGCCGCTCATTGTGATGATGGTGGTAATGATGATCAAGGCGATTGTGAAACAGCAGGTAATACTTGGGTCCCAGCAGTGGATGCAGGTACTGTTGGATCAAACGAGTATATGCAAGGTTGGGATACATTAGCAAACGGAGACGAAGTTAATATTTCCCTAGCAATTGCCGGTGGACTCTCTAACGAGAACTCTGCTCAGGTTGCTGTTGTTTCTAAGTACATCATTGAGGTAATAGCAGAAGGTCGTAAAGACTGTATCGCTATTGTATCACCTCCAAAAGGAGAAGTTGTTAATGTCGGTGGTGCTACCAACGCTGTTAATAATGTAATTGCTTGGAGAACCGATGTAGCATTTAACTCTGCTTCATCTTACGGTACACTTGATGGTAACTACAAATACGTTTATGATGTCTACGCTGACACATACCGCTGGATCGGATTCAGTGGCGATGTAGCAGGGTTAATGGCTCATACAGATAGTGTAAGAGATGCTTGGTGGAGTCCAGGTGGTCTTAATCGTGGTCAAATTAAGGGAGTTGTAAAACTTGCTTATCAACCAACTCAAGCCCATAGAGATCAATTGTATATGCTTCCAAACGGAATCAATCCAATTGTAACTTTCCCAGGACAAGGTACAGTTCTCTGGGGAGATAGAACTCTGTTGGTTAAACCTAGTGCTTTCGATAGAATCAATGTACGAAGATTGTTCATTATTCTAGAAAAAGCGATATCAATATCCGCAAAATACTTCTTGTTTGAATTCAACAATGAATTCACACGTAAGAATTTCGTAAATATGGTTAATCCATATCTCAATGGAATTAAAGCGAAACAAGGAATGTATGATTTTTATGTTCAATGTGATGGTAGTAATAATACGCCTGAAGTCATTGACGGAAATCAATTTGTTGCGAGTATGTTTATTAAACCTTCCAAATCAATCAACTTTATCACGCTTAACTTTGTTGCGACAAAGACCGGTGTTGATTTTGCTGAAGTGATTGGACAAGTATAGGAGAACTAAATGGATATAGCAAAATTTGGTACGCAGTATTCGGGAGACTATGCTCGTCCTAACTTGTTTGAGGTTTCTATTGCACAAATGGATACCAAAATGATGATTAAGACAGCTTCTCTACCTGCAACTACTGTTGGTGTAGTCGAAGTTCCTTATCAGAATCGTAAGTTAAAGGTTCCTGGTGATAGAACATTTGCTGATTGGACAGCAACAATCATCAATGATGAAGCATACGTTGTACGTGAAGCCATTCTAGAATGGCAACAAAAAATCACAGGATTCACTGGTTTTGAATCTGCAATTGATGTTTCTGAATCACATCGAGAAATCACAATTCAACCACTTGATCGTGGCGGCAACAACAGCACACACTCAGTACGAGTGTACGGCTGGCCTAGCGAGGTCGGAGCAATAGACCTTTCTTGGGAAACTGTTGATGCCATTCAAGAATATACTGTAACATTTGCAGTATCTTGGGATGATGGTGGTATTGATGGTGCGGATGTAAACGTTCTGGGCTAATTATATAGTTTGTTATTTGAGTTGTATAAATATATTCAAATACTAACTTAAATAACAAAAAAGTGGTGATATGGAACTATTTGGTTATAAGATAGAGAAAAAAATTGGCTCTAACGTGGTGGAAAAGGGGACAAAATCCTTTGTTGCACCAAACCTAGACGATGGTTCTACTGTAATTGACGGAGGAGGAATAAATGCCTTCTCCATCAATTTTGATACCGCATTTAAAACCCAGCAAGATTTAATTGCTAAATATCGACAAGTTGCCAGACATCCAGAAGCTGAATCAGCAATTGATGATATAGTTAACGAAGCAATAGTGTTGGATCCTTATAAGGATCCAGTTACAATATATCTTGATAAACTAGACACGGTTGATGTGCCTAAGAATATCAAAGATATGATAGCAGAAGAATTTGACGTTATCTCTAAGAAATTAGAGTTTAATCGATCTGGACCTGAACTATTCAGACGATGGTATGAAGATGGAGCAATTCACTTTCATATTATTTTTGATAATGATAATCTGAAGAAGGGTATTAAAGAGTTACGATATATTGACTCCACTAATATCAAGAAAATTAAAGAGATTATCAAAGACAAAGATGAAAATGGAATCGAAGTTGTTACAGGGGTAGATGAATATTGGATATATACTAAGGAGAGTAGAGGAATTACTCAAACCTTAAAAGTTGCCTTAGAAGCAGTTGCACAGGCTGATTCCGGAATATATGATAAAGAGAAAGAAGTTATTCTTTCTTATCTTCATAAAGCAATGAAACCGATTAACCAATTGAGGATGTTAGAAGACTCAATGGTTATTTACAGAATTACACGAGCACCAGAAAGAAGGGTGTTTTATATTGATGTTGGGAACTTACCAAAATCAAAAGCGGAAGCGTACCTCCGCAACATTATGAACAAGTTTAAGAATAAGATGGTTTATGATGCAAGCACTGGTACTGTAGCTAATGGTAAAGATACAATGTCAATGATGGAAGATTTTTGGCTCCCACGAAAAGAGGGAGGCAGAGGTACCGAAGTAGAAACATTGCCGGGTGGACAAAATCTTGGTGATATGGATGATGTATCATATTTTCAGAAGAAAGTATATCAGGCACTTCACGTTCCAGCTAGTAGAATGGAGACAGATTCATCTTGGAGTTTATCTAGAACGGGTGAAATAACAAGAGATGAAATAAAGTTTACTAAATATGTAACAAAACTACGTAAACGATTTGCTGATTTACTTTATTCATTATTAAGAACTCAGCTCCTTGCAAAGGGGATTATTGATAAGGGTGAGTGGAACGTATATCAAGAGAATATCAATTTCATCTTTGAAGATGATGGATATTTTTCAGAACTCAAAAAACTTGAGATGATGACCTCAAGAATCGATATGCTTGATACTATATCAAGTGGAGAGATGATTGGACGTTATTACTCAATCGAATGGGTTAGAAAAAACATTCTAATGCAGACCGAAGAAGATATAGATGTATTAGATAAACAAATGGAAACAGAGAAAGCTGAAAAACAAGCCAAAACTGACGCTGATGGTAAATCCGGCGAAGCACCTGACTTATACTAAGAAATAAAAACTATTATGATAAATGAAAATTTAGGAAAACTTGTGCAATCCGCACGAGATAAAAAGCCTACAGACTTCAAAAAGGTTTTAACTACTGAAATTGACAGTAGAATCGAAGCAAAAGTATCAGAAATAAGAGACGGTCTCTCTAAATCTATGTTCAAAGAGAATTGTGAAGGACATCCTGATGGTGAAGAACACACTCACGAAGATGGTACTGTTCATACTCACGAAGGTGGTGATGTAGAACACACCCACGAAGATGAAGAAATTGAAGAAGGTACATTACCTCCTGCACTTCAGAAAGCCATTGATGCCAAGAAGAAAAAAGGCAAAGGTGATGACGAAGAAGAAGATGAGGATAAAGATCCAGTAGGCGAGACAAAAAAAGAAGGCACATTACCACCAGCTCTTCAGAAAGCCATTGATGCCAAGAAGAAAAAAGGCGGAGATGATGAAGACAAGGAAAAAGACGAAGGTACATTACCTCCTGCTCTTCAAAAAGCTATAGATGCTAAGAAGAAAAACAACTCAAAATCTGATGACGTAGATAAATCTCCTGATGATGAGGATGAGGACAAGAAAAAAGATGAAAACATTGCTAATTTTGGAGACAAAAAAGCAAAGGCCTTTACGGACGATGATAATCCAACTGATAACAAAAAGAAAAAGGACAAGAAGGAAGATATTCGAGATGTTGCCAAAAGGATTTTAAGAGGAAAATGAGCCTGATTAAATTTTCAGATTTTGATGAAGAATCATTATCATTTGATGAGGATGTAGTCATAGTTGAGTGGGCAGAGTCAGAATGGTTCAAACTACTCAATTATGAGAGGGCTGAATTGGAAGCCGAAGAAGAAGAATGTCTTAAAGAATTTAAGGCTAGAAATACTCAACAACGGCGTCAAACGCAAAAAAATAAAGACCGGAATAAATTTAAAGACCGGCAAGGCAAATTGCGAGCTGGGATTGAGCGTAAAAAGGGTGGTAATAAAGTCAGACGGCTCAAAATCAGAAAGAAATGGCAGAAAGTAAATAAATCTAAGATTAAAAATGCTCAAAAAGTTTATGGTGGCAAGGTTCATTCTAAGTTCACTAAAACCAAACCAGCTCACAAACGTGGAGGAAGATAATGTTTGATCCGATCAAATGCGGAAAATGCATTGGTAATGTAGCTATGGATATCCAGGGACACGATCCCAGAGGTTGGATCAAGGCGGCTATGTGGCAATGCGTTGCAGATGGAAAAATTACTGGAGGACACTTTAAAGCTATCCTCGAGCGAAAAATAAAGAAATCAATAAAGGACATTTCTAATCCAGAGAAATATGTAAACGATATCTGGAACAAAGTCAATAAGAAATGTAAAGGATAGGAGACATATGAGACTTATATCAGAAATCAACGATACCATTAAGTATATTACTGAAGCAAATGGAAAAGATCTCCATATCGAAGGTGTGTTTCTACAAGCAGATATAAAGAATAAAAATGGACGATTTTATCCTGGTAAAATTATGGATAAGGAAGTCGCTCGATATACGAAAGAATATATAGACAAGAAACGTGCATTTGGTGAATTAGGACATCCTGAAGGACCTACTATCAATTTGGAAAGGGTATCTCATATGATTACATCTTTAACGAAAGAAGGAAGTAATTATATAGGCAAAGCTAAGGTATCTGATACTCCACACGGAAATATTGTCAAAAATCTTATCAAAGAGGGAGCCCAACTTGGTGTATCCTCTCGTGGTATGGGTTCGCTTAAAGCGAACAAAAAAGGAATTCAGGAAGTACAAGATGATTTTTATCTTGCTACTGCCGCGGATATTGTCGCGGACCCGTCAGCACCCGATGCTTTTGTTAATGGTATTATGGAAGGCAAAGAGTGGGTATGGGCGAATGGCGCAATTCAAGAAGTTGAAATTGCGAAATATAAAGAAATCATAAAGAAAACGCCTAAAAATCGATTAACATCGATGGAAGCGACAATTTTTGAAGATTTCATAAGTAAGTTGTAGCAAATTAGCTACGTTAAAGTAATTAGTTTTATAAATATAGATAATCAGAAATGATTCATTTATAAATTTATATATTAATCAAATTGGATTAGGAGAACCCTGATGAAGTTAAAAACAAAAACTGGCGAAATGTTGGTTTTGGATGAAGAAAGTCAAGTCTGGAAAGGCGAGATGCGAGCATCCGATACTTCTATTACACAGTCAGATGCCGATGAACTTTTAGAGAAGGGGGACCTGGAAATGGTTGCTGAAGATTCTGAAATTACTGAAGCTGATGTCTCTGAAGCTGAGGAACCAAAAGCGAAGCCTTTAAAGAAGAAAAAGATTAAAGTTGCGGGATCGGGCGATGTCGAAGTTATGGAAGATGATGACGAAGACGAGGACGATGAAGCTGATGGGGATGATGCGGACGAAGATGAGGATGACGAAGTAGAAGAAACCAAATCTAAAGCCAAAAAAGAAGAAGTTGAAATTGTAGTTGATGTGACCGAAGATGTTAACGCATTGTTTGATGGTCAAGATTTGACTGACGATTTTAAAGAACGAACAAAACTTGTATTTGAAACTGCGGTGAAAGCCAAGGTAAAGGAAAATCTTGCATCTATCGAAGATAGAATGGAAGCTGATCTTGCCGAGCAGACTGCCAATACACTTGCTGATATTACAGAGAAACTAGATGGTTATCTAGACTATATGGTTTCCCAGTACATTGAAGAAAATGTTGAAGCAATCGAACACAAGCAAAAAAATGAAATCCTAGAGGGTTTTGTTAGTGGAATGCAAAAATTGTTTGCTGAAAATTACATTGAAATCCCAGATGAAAGGTACAATGTAGTGGACGAGCAAGCTAAAGAGATTGAATCTCTTAAAGAAAGCCTTGATGCTGAGATGAATAAAAACGTAGAAGCAAAAGGTAAATTAGCGGAAGCCTCCGCTGAAAAGATTTTCAGAGAAGTAACAGAAGAATTAACCGAGACACAAAAAGCAAAGATGAAATCTCTTGCTGATGGTGTTGAATTTGATGATGCCGAGACTTTTACTGAAAAATTAAACACTTTGAAGAAAACTTATTTTCCTTCAGAGTTAGAGAAAGACGAAGTAGTTGCAGAAGAGGGTGCTAATGGATCCTCAGAGGTAATGACTGATGCAATGAAGAAGATTGTGGCTTCACTTTCACAAACAAGAGAACCAAGCGTTTTAGGCGCCTAATTCACATTTATCAACTATAAAGAAGGAAACAAAATGTTTTTATCTGAAGAGATTAAAGATAAGTGGCAGCCAGTTATGGAGCACGAAGATCTCCCAAAGATCGAAGATGCTACAAAACGTGCAATCACACTACGTCTTTTAGAAAATCAAGAAAAGGCTTTACAAGAAGCCAATGTTACAGGTGCTAACGTAGATAATTGGGATCCAATCCTGATTTCCTTAGTACGAAGAACTATGCCTCAACTTATGGCGTATGATACAATTGGTGTTCAGCCTATGTCTGGACCTACCGGTCTCATATTCGCTATGAAATCACATTATACTGGCGAAGCTAGTACTGGTGCTGAAGCATTAACATTACCCGCTGGTCAACCTGATGTTGATTTTTCAGGTGATGATGGTGCAACTCCAGCCGCAAATCAATATTCTACTGCCGATGGCGAAGCACTTGGCGGATTTGTATCAGGTGGCGGAGCATTCAAAGAAATGAGTTTTTCAATCGAGAAATCAAGCGTTACTGCTGAGACTCGTGCGTTAAAAGCGAAGTATTCTTTGGAACTAGCACAAGACCTTAAAGCAATCCACGGATTGGATGCTGAGTCAGAATTAAGCAACATTTTGTCTGCTGAAATTCTAGCTGAAATAAATCGAGAAGTGATCGAATTGATTCTTTCTCAGGCGACTGCCGGAGCAACCGACGGAACAACTCTTGCAGGTACCTTTGCTGTCGATGATTCAAAAGACAATCGTGGTGCTCGTTGGGGTGGTGAAAGATACAAATCACTTTTGATTCAAATCAACCGTGAAGCGAATCTGATTGCTAAGAACACAGGCCGAGGCCGTGGTAACTGGATACTATGTAGTGCAGACGTTGCGTCCGCCCTTGATATGGTAGCCGGATTAGCAGTACCTTCAATGGATGTAGGAGCAAATCAGCCCGATGTCGTTAATAACGTTTTTGCAGGCACACTTGGTGGGAAATATAAAGTTTATATTGACCAGTTCGCTGCCGCAGATAGCGTTACTGTCGGTTACAAAGGTGCTAATATGTATGACGCCGGACTTTTCTATTGTCCTTATGTGCCCTTACAATTAATGAAGAGCATTGGGGAAGAGGATTTCCAACCACGACTCGGTTTTAAGACTCGTTATGGACTTACTCATAACCCTTTCGCATCTGGCACAGCCGGAGCGAATCCTTATTTCCGTAAGTTCACAGTAACGGGCTTATAATACCTGTCTACAATATCATACCGATATAAGTAGATGAGACAAGTAAACGTGGTTAAAACCACATTGCGAGCCCCTTTAATTAGGGGCTTTTTTTAGACCTTAAAACTCGCTTTTCCGACTACGCCATTCGTGTACGTTTTCAGGAATTTCGCTACCTTAGGGCCGCAGTCGAATCAGCCTCTACCACTTCATTGTGTTAGAGGCTTTTTTATATTGTAGTGGAGTGATATAAATACTAATATGGCACAAGAAACTAGAATAACTCCAACTGCAATCAATTTAGCTAAGTCTACGAACTATAAGCTAAATATACACTTAATACCAAATACAATATTTTGGTTAACTACGTGTAATATTCCTACATTCTCTACGAATGAAGTTCCAATTCCTGACCCAATTCACGGTTACAGATATAAACCAACGAATACCTCTCAAATAGCTCCAATGACAGTCACATTCCTAGTGGATGAAGACTATTCTAATTATATGGAAGTTTTGGATTTGATGTACAAAGCGGCAGGCCCAATTATGTCTGATCGATTTAAAAAGGATGAGGCTACTGGTTCAGACGGAAGTCTGCATATCCTCTCAAACAACAAAAATGTTTCGGATGTAGTATTCACATTCCACAATCTTTTCCCCACTATTCTAGGAGAACTTCAGATGACCAACGAATCGCCAGATCCGTTGCTTACTGATTTGACAATGCAATATGATTATATGTCGTATCAGAGTGGAACCCCACTCTAAAAATAAGTGAAAAAAGGTGAGAAATCACTTGACATTTGAAGTGAATTAATATATAATGTAAGTATGAAAATTGAAGAATTAGAAAACTCCGTAGAAAAAGACTTATACATAGACGAGACAATCCTCGCCAAAGAATCCCTTTCAACTCCTGTTAAGCATAATAAGTATCTAAAGATGCTATTGCGTGAACGTTTAAAGTTGAAGAAATTGCGAAATGAACTCTATAAGGTATCCTTGGGTAGGACGAACTATTATAATGGTTCAGATCCAGATCCCTTTGATTATGTTCTTAAAGACCGAGAGGTCAAAGACTATGTACGTATAGATCCGATCGTGGTGGAAGCAGATACAAAGGTAACTCTACAAGAAGAGATGGTTAAATATCTTGAAGAAATTTGTAAAATGTTTGAAAGGCGTAGTTTCGCAATAAAAAACGCTATTGACTTTATGAAATTTACTCAAGGTGTAATTTGACCGACATTATTGTACATAAAAAAGATGATGTATATTTGAATATTGAATGTGAGGCTCATATTGCTCACGATTTATCAGATTTTTTCACGTTTAGGGTACCAGGCTATAAGTTTATGCCAGCGTATCGCAATCGAGCGTGGGATGGGAAAATAAGACTATTTAATGCGTTTGGTGGTGAATTGTATGTCGGATTATTACAGTATGTAGTAGAATTTGCAGAACGTAAAGATTTAACAATACAGTCTCTACCTTTAGAAGAGATTATCACAGTCGAGGGGACAGCAAGTTTTTTTATGTCACTTGATCCTTTTGTCGATGGTAAAAGTATTACACCATACGATTATCAGATGGATACTGTACATCACGGTATCAATCATAAAAGGGCTTTGATGATATCACCCACATCATCTGGTAAATCCTTAATGATATATGCGTTGGTGAATTGGTATCTCAATACGATTGATAAAAAGATACTAATAATAGTGCCGACCACGTCGCTGGTTGAACAGTTATACAAAGATTTCGGTGACTATACTACTGGCTCATCTTGTGACTATACCGTTGATCTGGCGCATAGGATATACGCAGGTAAAGACAAGGAGACTGATAAGAGAGTAGTTATAACAACTTGGCAATCTATATATAAATTAAAGAAAGATTGGTTCAAACAATTCGGTGCTGTAATAGGAGACGAAGCACATAATTTTAAAGCCAAGTCACTTACTTCCATTCTGACAAAAATGACGGAATGTGAATATAAGTTTGGATTTACGGGTACTTTAGATGGTACTCAAACACACAAGTTGGTACTTGAGGGATTATTCGGCCCTGTCCATAAAGTCACTACAAGTAAAGCATTAATGGATGCCGAACAGATTGCGAAATTACATATTGAAGCAATTACCTTGAAATACACAGACGAAGAAAAGAAACTTGTGAAAACAA